GCTATGTATTTCTGAGCCAGCTTATCCACATCAAGAGGATTCTTGGCTTCAGTCATAGCTTGATACATCGACTGCTCAGCAATCCGTTGACGAGCCCGAATGGTACGGAAAGCATCATCAGTGCTCATCAGTAGACGGCTGGGTAGATCCAACCACTGAACCAAACGGTAGTGTGCCTTCAGGAAACCAACTGCCCTCTCCTCCGTAGGAGTAGCAGCAATTTTTTCAAGCGTTTGAAGCATGGCTTCGGTTTCAGCCCGTTCAATCACCTGACGCGGAGTCCAGGTAGCAGCCGTACCACTCTTAAATGTAGTGACGCCAACCTTAAAAGCTTCAGACGAGCTAGTCCAAATGGCGTGGAGACCAGCCACAGCTGCACGAGTCAGTGCCGGATCACCCTTACGGGCACCCATGATGGCAATGCTAACAGGGGCCTCGATGAGGCGTACAGACGCACTGAAGTTACGGATAATGGTTTTGGTGCCAGACAGAATGCTGTTATAGAACATTCCCATCTGGTTTTCGCCAAACACCTTCATGGCCGTACCAGCAAAGGTGACGGTCTTAGCGGGGTCACCACCAGCAAGGACCATAGCACGGACCATTGCCCGCATCTCATCTTCAGCTTTGGGGTCACCCATGCGCTTCAGGTTCTTAACCTTATCTGCCCACTTCCGCAGGTCACGATTGGTCAGAACATCTTCGCCTTCATATTCGCGCAGTGCTTGAGCAGCCTCTCCGCCATCCATAGCGGCGCTGATCTTCACCTTAAGGGCGTTCAGACTGCCACCATAAAAGTTGGTACCAAACTTATACACCTCAAGCATACCAACCAGACGGTCAATAAGACGGTCAAAGTTGTTGGCTCCAGTGATTTGATTAGTATCCAGATCCTCGGCAACACGAGCAATGTCGTAGACCTGAGCAGCAAGGTCAGAGATGATTGCTTTGGCAGCAACAAGACCCTCAGCAGATGGGATGTCGGTTCCTTCAAGCGTACCACCAGCAGTACGAAGCACCGACCCAGCCACATCGGTAGGATCTTGCATTACCTCATCAACAGTCTTAAACGCATCGTTGAAGTCTTGATAAACACGAGCTGCGTTACCAACAACTTCATCAACAGTCTTGCCAACTGCTCTGGAGATCTTGCGAACATCCACCTTTTTGCTGGCATTCTTGATAACCTTTTCAACACCCTCATCAAGATTCATGATCTTAAGTTGGGCATCGGTCATCACCTTACCAGCAGAACCGTGAGACACAACACGACCAGGTTGGAATCCAAGATCCTTTTCTGTTCCCTTGAAGCCGGTCTCTAGTTGGTCTTGCTTTTTAACAACATCATTGATGTCAGCAACTCGGTGTGCGGCTTGTGTTTCCCAGAATTCATAGGGAACATCATCAGCACTTTCGAAGATGGTATTCTCAAGGTCAGCCTGAGCAAGGCGCACCTGATCTAGTTCTTCGGTCAGAGTCTTAGCAAGGTCATCTTCTGGATCCAGAGCATTGATGCGTTCCTGGATGGTTTGTTCCCGTGCCATGAGTTGGTTCATTTCCAGCTCTTGAGCATCGGTCCACCGAACACGTTCGGCTTCCTGGGACACAGCATCAGCTTTGGCCAGTTCTTCAGACTTGTCTGCCGTGGCCTTTACGCCAGCAGCAACAGCCTCTTCCTTGCTACCACCATTATCAATGACTGCTTTAGCTGCTTTCTTGCCAAAAGCAAAAGCAACCACAGCATTACCAACAGCATTAAGGGGACCACCTTCAGCAACCGACTTGATGCGGTTGATCCAAGGGTTATCCTCTTCCTTAGCAGCTAGGGCAAACACAAAGTTATCTTGCCATTCTTCAGGCACCCACGATTGGATCATGGAGCTGAAGTTACCGTCACGAGGATCGGTAAGGAAGAAGTCTGCGATGGCACCAGGAACAAGGCCTTCGGTGACAAGACGCTTTGCCTGTGCTGCAACTTTAGCACCACCTTTCAATCCAGCAGGAATGGCAGTGGTACCGGCTTTTACCCCAGGCAGGGGAAGACGGGCTGCTTGACGGGTAGCAACAATAAAGCTAAGAATTTTAGCGGACGCTTTACCAACCTCAGTTTTAGGAGTAACCCCAAAATCATAGGCTGCTTTAAGATATGTATCCGGTTCGCGGTTACGATTAACAGTCAGGTCAAGAACAGGCTGGGTAGCCACATTAAGGACACCCTCTGCCACGCTAGACACGCCCTTGAGAAAAACGTTCTTGGCTTCCGTAGCAGCTCCAGCAGCAGCTGCAAGAGGACTACCTTTATCACGTTGTGCTTGAACCTTACGACCACGTTCCAGGGTCTGTTCAATGTCAGTGCCAAGATAAGTATCAGCAGTACGAGCAATCGAACCAGCCGGATCTGCTATGAAGGTAGCAAGAGGGGCAGCTGGATTCACATACTGAGCGTTGAGCTTGGCTTGCCTTTCGGCTTCCCGCTTCTTTGCTTCCTGATCAGCCTTAGCCTTGGCAGCTTTTTGTTGAGCTTGGCGCTGAGTTTCCTCGCGTTTTCTGGTTTGAGTAAAATCTTCAGGAGCCAGACCTGTGGCCCGTCCGGGTACAATTTCAGCCATTTGTAAGAAATAGGGTCTCCTCCCTCAAGAGGATATGGGTGGTAGTTGGTGTGAAGGACCCCACCCCGCAGAATAGGGTCCTATGTTCACATCCGATTATCGAAGCGATCCGGTTTGAATACGACGTGCTAGTTCACGCCGAAGCCTGTCGAAGTTCTTGTATCGAGTCATCGACTTACTGCCTTTAGGGGCTGGTGCAAAGAAATCAACACTGGCTATGGTTCCATCCGCAGATCGAACATTCCCAGTACCTCCTTGTTTGCCAATAGCCGTACCGGCAGAGATCCTATCTCCAGGTTTGTAATAGACTTGATCGAGGTGGCCATACAACACATCCACTGGATTACCAGTCAATGGATCAATGGATTCCACCACAACATAATTGCCATAGCCAGGTTCTTGGCTTACTTCTTTAACACGTCCAGGCAGTACTGCACCAAACTGTTTATCAGCAAACCAAAGATCAAAGCCAGGCTGACCAGCGGAGTTCTCAAAGTTAATTGATTGAACATTACGACTGGTCATATCCACCGACTTTCCCATTTGGGACATACGCTCCTTACGAATGTTACGCAAGTACTCAATCACCGTCAAGGAAGGACGATTACCAGCAGTGCCTGTATATCGGCTACCACCGGACATATTACGGGCAGCAGCCCATTCGTTTGAAAAGTCTTCAACAGCACCACGCAGATCATTACTCTGACCATTCAGGTAACGAGACAAACGAGTGCGGTTGTTGGCTCCATTAAAAAGAACCGCTTCAAACATACGGTCCTGGGTAGCCTTATCAAATTTAGCAGAGTCAGGAATACCGGCAGCTGCTGCTACAACATTAAAGGTAGGCCCAGTGAATTGATACGCCCCAAGAGCATTATAACCTTGTTGATACAGGCGCTTCACCTGACCAACAGTCATGTTGCTGAGATTGGGAACACCACCGGGGGTATCACCTGCCGTACCACGGTTTGCACCATTGTAGGCCTGTCCACCACCTTCTGCTGGAATCAGAGCTGCCTTGAGATCTTCCAGGGCTTTCCCCGCTCCTCCTGGTAACTGTTGCTGGCTACGGGTTGCTCGAATGCGTGCTTGTGCCAATCGAGTAGTAGCTCGAATCCTTTGGGCAGCTGAAGCTCTGGGGTTGGCCAGAATGGCAGCAGCAGAAGGGTCGAGGCGCTGGTTTTCAGCGTACCTTTGTGCAGCAACGTTTTGACTCGTTGGAGTGTAAGGGATACCATACTTTTGTGCTTGTTTAATTAGGGCAGCCTGCGGCGATACATTACCTGATTTGGCAATCGCAACCAGATCAGCAGACGGTTGTCCTCCATTATTCAAGGCATCAATGTTAGCCTGAATTTTATCTTCCGATAGGAGTGTATCACGATCAACCGAAACCACAGGGGGAAGCTTGCTGAGGATCTGTAAGGAAAGATTCTTACCACTAGGTCCACGGCTGTATTTAATAACAGCAGGGAGACCAGTACTTACAGCAGGCATTTGAAGACGACCGTTAATCACTTTTGGTTTAAAACGATCAGTCTTAAGTGCATCAACAGCTTGCTTTTGAATAAAGGTTTGAAGTTGGGCAGAACCAATGGTACCATTAGCGGCTCTAACTTCTTGAAGTTTGGCAAGAGCAGCTTCTTGAAGTTCATCAGTCAACTGCGCTACCAAAGGCAACGTCTCATCCTTAAAGCTTTCAAAGTTAACCCCTTCGCTATTAAGCATTGTGCGGAGTTGGTTGCGAATGATTGCTTCAGTACGAGCACGAAGTCCTTTTACAACTTCTTGAGAATCATCATCTGGAAGACTAGCACCAGCAGCCTGAGCTGTTTCCCTGGTAATGTAACCGTTGTTTTCCAGTACCGCCAGCTCGGAACGACTCTTAATCGAACCGTTAGCAACGGCATCCATGATCCTCTTTTGGTTAAGGGCGTTATAGTTACGACCCTTTTGACGGACACGATTCAGAGCCTCAACAGCTTCTGGATACCGATCCGTGAATTTCATCAGACCTTGCTCAGCAGCATCATAGGCTTGCTGGCTTTGTTGTAGGTTCTCAGTTTCAGCCGAACCATTGAAAATGTTTTCAATAGTTCTAATTTCATCCAGAGCAGCCTTCTCTTCTCCTTGAGCAACCTCTTGACCAGCATTAGCAATGCGCTTAGAGGTCTCTAGGAACTCCTCAGGGAAGCGTTGGGCAAAGGTACCTAGCTCTGGCTTATCTGGGTTGATGAGCTGCCCTCCAAAGGATTCCAGAAGGTTCTGAGCTTGCTCTGGTTGGGCGCCACTGAGACCAGTGATTTGACTAAGGTAGCTTTCAGCAACAAGAGCGTTTGCTTTGCTCCAGTCACCACCTTCGATCACATAGGCCTTTTTAAGGTCTTCGGCCACCATCTGAGGACCCAGGGTTGGATCGGTGAGGCCCGTGAACTTCTGACCAATGTTAGCCCTAAGTTCATTGCGCTCGTTGTTTTCACGAACGTTACGGATCTCTTCAACCCTAGAACCCAACAGCTGTGCTTTGAGGCGACTGATGGTGGGGGTAACGTGCTCAGCAATAACCAATGGGTTGAGGCCTTCCAGACCTGCTGCCTTGATGTATTGTTGAAGGCCAACCTGCCACACAGCCTGAAGTTCCAGTGAGTCCTGGACGGTGCGGGGCGTTACAATCTTGGTGCCGCCTTGGCCATCAGGAATCGGAACCTGAACATCAGATTTAAGATATTCACCAAGGATAAAGGCAGCGTTAGATGCGGCAGCCTGTGCTTTACCTACAGCTCTACCCTTGGCTCTCCATCCACTGACTGCGGGGCTTTGGTTAACAATAGTCTCGCCAAGACCAGGGTTGGTAGGAGCAAGGCTATTGGCTTCAGCAATCGTACCAGCAGCTGCGTTATCAAGTACAGCCGCCTGTTGATTGAAGTTAAGAAGAGCGTTAGTGGTTGGGGTCAGATCACCATTAAGAACATCAGCGATGCCAAGATTGTAATCTTCGGTAATCTTTTGTTGAGCGGCATCAGCAAGAAACCCAGTCAGTGTTTTACTAAACTGACTTAAACCTTCAAGGGTACCGCGCTGGTTTTGAAATTGAACCTGAGCAGCATTATTAGACTGCTCAATCGCCCTCAAGGTTTCCCTAAGAGTATTTTGACTTTGGTCTACCGCTTGAACAGGATTAAACCCAGCAGATACACCAGGACCACGCAGTTCAACCTGAGGCCCAGTAGGAGAATAGATTTGTCCCATTTACCTTATGTTTTTGCGGGTTTAAGGCTACCAAACGTGGCAGCACCGCCAGCAATCGAACTGCCAATTCCTCCAACCAATCCAAGAGCACTAGGACCTGGCGCCCCAATCGGAGCAGTCGGTTTAATCATTCTGTTGGATTGAGCAACATTCTGAGCACTTTGAAGTTCGTTAAAGATGCCCGTGGTGGAGGTGAAGTAATCTTGCTGAGCATAGCCAAGGTTTTGACCAAGAGTAGCCAGGTCTCGACCCATTTGCTTTTCAGGATCCGCCATCAAAAGGCCAATCGACTGACCAGTACGACCAGAGGAAAGGATAGTACCTTGTTGACGAAGACTTTGAATGGAAAGCTGCTGAGCCTTTTCTGCTGCTTGCCGATATTCGGCTTGAAGCTTTTGCTGCTCAGAGACATATCCACGATTGGCTGCTTCACGATTCAAACGAACCTGTTCAGCATAAGCCTGTTCAGATTGACGATAAGCCTGCTGCTGTGCTTCGTATTGGCGTTGAGCAACAGCATTAGCGTAATTGGTTTCTTGCTGAGATTGGGTATAACTAGCAATAGATTGGACAGACCCAGCAACGGCTGATCCAATCGCTGTGACTATTGCAAGAGTTCCAGGATCTATGCACATGGCATTAGTTTTGCAAATTCAACGTAAGTTAAACGATCAGGACCAACAGTTACATAAGACAGCCGCTTAAATCCAAGGAGATGAAGCAGCTTAAGGTGCATAGTATTTCGTGGGTCTGCTATGTTATAAAGCATATCGAAGCCCTTGATGGAGTTTACCCATTTCTTGGCTTCTGTAAAGAATAACTTTGGATAGGGGCGGACATCGGGTGTTGTTACCATCCAGATGGCTCCGCATTGGGCATCTGTTCTGGATACCCCCGCTACACCACATATCATACCCTTTGGATTCCAAAAGGTTACTGCGGTTTCCGAAGTCAGTACAGAAAGAGGGACGGCCTCAAGTGGAGTACACCCAAGGCCGGTTATTTCCCTATGGTCTTCTGGTTGAAGGTTTTGAGCCACATAAAGTGCATCATGATGCGTGGCTGGGTGGATCAGCGTTTTGCAGATCATACTGCTTTAATGCCTCTGTTGTTGAAGGTACCTTCCCACGTCACAGAAGTAAACGATGTGGGGAATGGGCTATCAGCCACAAGTTCAACTTCAACCTGATTACCTTTGGCCATAACAGGAATCTTATTCTGAGGGTTTCTCAGCATTGGAATACTGTTGGCAAGATACTGGTTGCTGATGATTTGTGGAAGAGATGCAACATATTCATCACGACCCTGTGCTCGCACCTTAACAAGGAAGGGTCCAGAGTTGTAGCTGTCAACCGACATGCGATTGATCATTGGAACATTCAGGGTATCCTTACGTCCCTCGGATCCTACCACATAGAAAGCAGGCAGCACAGCATCGGCTTCAAACTTGTAACCAAGAGCATACCGCAGAGTTGTATGGTCACCCTCCAGCTCCACATAATACCTTTGACCAACCGGCTGCGCCAGGTCGGTTTGAAGGGGCAGTTCTTGGACAACGCCAGGTTGAAGGTAGCTTAGACTGACAAGCACCGGCTGTAGGTTGGCATCTTCATACCCATCCTTAAAGCAGAAGCGGGTGGTATCGGTACCAGCAAAGTAAACCTTGGTGGGGTTGTAATCAAAGAGATCCAACCGCAGGTCAACGAACTCATCGTCAAAGAATACCGCACCACCAGGGGTATCGGTCAGCAGGTTAACCTTGCTGAGAACGTGGCCATTGTCTTGGCTTGTGACAATGTAAAGCGTGTCGTGGTTAAACTCATACGCAATTACATTACCAGGCAACGTCCACTTAAACCAAGAAGACATAATCCGCTCAGTTCCGTTGTTGTAGAAACGGAAGAGATACAAAGCAGTCGGATCTTGATTGCTGCTAATGGCAAAGGTAGCGGCAGAGGTGGTAACCTTTAACGCCCTTACATCAGAAGGCAGGAACGTCGGTACGTTTCTACTAATCTCAGCAACAGCAGGACGAGTAGCTGAATCAGTCACAGCCATCTCAAACACGCTGGTGGCTGTATCATTCTGCTCAATGAACACAATGCTAGGACCAATGTCCACAGGAGCCACACGAGTGCTTAGGCTATAGCTAGACAGAAGGTTGATTTCAGCAGTAGCCGCAGAGAATGCTTCGGTTGTGGTCTCAAAGATATACTGGGCGTTATCAGCAAACAGAACCAAACCACGAGGCGCAGAGACCGCATGGGTTAGTTTGATTGGATTCAACGAGCCACAGGAAATATCAATCGGATCACTATCCAAGATGGTGATGACTGTTCCAGCAAAGAAGTTGAAATAGTCACCTGCCTGGGATGTTATGACGTTCTCATTGGAGGTGAAGATGATGCGATTTTTAAAGAACGAGATACCATGAATCTTACTGCCAACAAACGAAGGCATTGGATTGGTCTCGGCATCACCCACTTCCCGTGGCTTCCAAAATAGCTTAGCAATGGAATCTACATTGGAGGTCACAGACGCAACCGTATCCACGCGGAAGGTATCGCCCTCAGAATTGGTAACGGTATCCAAAGCAGTATAGCTGCGCCCAGCACGGCTAATGCTAACGCCATTGATCACACCAGTCACGGTGGTGATAATTTGAACCCCAGCCTGCTGGCGAAGGGCCACATTAGGCGCACCAGAAGCTACCGTGTTATACGAACCAAGCACATGATACTGGTTGTTAGCAATGGTAAACACTGCGTCCGTACCAGCAGTTCTAACGATTTGTCCGTTAAAATACCAGTTGTATACCTGCGTACCGTCTGTGTAAACGATGCGCTCCACATAGGTGACAGGGCTAGGAACCCAAGGCACGTTTGTGGTGGTGACATTGGTCGTTGTGCTGGTCACCTTAAGGCGCAGGTTGATGCCGGTACCACCATAGACAGGAAAGCTTTGACCAACCGCATACCGACCATTACCTGAAGTAAGGATGGAAACGGTTTGGGGAACACCAGTCACCGTAGCCGTAGCAGGGGTTGCTGTGGCTGAGGCCTCGTCCAGCTTACGATAGGTGAAGGTGCCGTTTGCTTCTCGAATGATGGCGTGAGGCATGGTGGACTCGTTGATGGTTTTGACCACACCACCGGCAATGCTTTCTTCCCAGATACCAGTACCTTTAGCACTGTTGTCGCTGGTTTGAAAGATCACCCAGTAATCATCACCATCAGAGTTTTCCGATGCCAAGATCTTGATCTTTGCTCCATCCAGAAACTGCCTGGGAAGTTCAGACACCGTATTGACTGTGCCTTTATACGCTTGAATAGCAGCACCACTTTGACCACCCTTTGCTTCAAGAGAAAAGTCAGCATTGTTGGCACGACGGATATGAATCGTGTTACCAATAGCTGTGGCTACATAAGCAGGGTTTGCGTTGATAGAGCTAACAAGGTTGCTAACAATATCATCAGCGTTGAGCTGCGTGGTAGCGGTGGTAGGGGTAGCGTAAGAAAAGGTGTTAGTGTCAATGATAACCTTGTACGTCGTAGCATAAGCCACAACACCAACCGTAACAAAACCAAAAGGTGTAATGGTTGCAGTCAGGTCACCGGCATTTTCAGTAACAGTAATCTGCCGATTTAATACAAAAGTGTAATCATTGATCTGGAGTACCGCAAGATCAGATGAATCTGTATGTGTTGCGTAGGTAGTAGCAGAAGCAGCAGGGGTGTTTACCATTTGCTCAATACCACTATCAGCATCCCAGATTCGCAGCACACCAGCATTGGTAAACTGAGCCAGGTACTTCTCCTCATCATCCCTAAAGATGGAGAACCAGGTACCACCATTAGCGGCATTGGTCAGCTTACGAATGCCACGAAGGCCAGGCCGTTTGGAAAGCCCGAACGTCGGATCAGGATAGTAGTTAGTACATTCCCGCAGCTGGTTGTTCAGCTTGATCGAATCAGGCTGCTGCGAGACCCCACCAACAAGGTTAGGGATTTTCTGGGAGATCGCAGCCATTATCGTGCAATAGCTCGGAACGGAGTGTAAGAAACGTAGAAGTTCTGCCCACTTTCAACACCAAAGATGTTTACATCAGAGGTGCCAGTATCATAGGCAATACAGTTAGCTCGCAGGTTAGCTTCGTCTTGAGCGTTGAAGGTCACCATTTCCTGGGAACCAAGGGCTCGACCAGCAAACACCCGAGCAGCACGTTGAGTAATATAATCTTTAAAGACCTGAGGGAGATCTTCAAAATCAAAAAGCCAAACAACATCGCATTTCACGGTGCTGTTAGCAGTAAAGGTATAGGTGTGCCCGATCTTATCGTAAAGTTTGCCATCTCTAAGTACAGTTTGATATTTTTGCGTATTCGAATATTTGTTATCAGAAAGTTGCAGCACATTGACTGGCACAAAGATCTGACCATTAACATCGGCAGTAAAGGGATAGTTGACTTCAGTATTGAAGTGCCAACCTTCGCCTTGAACTTCCCGATTAACGGCATCAAGGATTGAGTCCGCCAGGGCGATTTCGGGATTAGAAATGTCAAGGGAAACAACAGGGGCTTGGCCAATGCCAGACAGCATTTGATTAATGGCCTGGAGTTTTGTGGTCATGGTTGGTTAAGTAAAGAATTGCGTTTTTTAAATACTCAATGTTATCATAAAATCTACCAAGTCCATTATTGCAATTATTGCATAATAATCCGCGCACTTGGTTTGTTAGATGACAATGATCTACATGTAATTTTTTAGTGTTGGAAGTTTTGCAAATTGAGCACTTGCCGTTCTGGGCAGTAAACATTTGCATATACTGCTCCAACGTAATTCCATATATTCTTTTTAATTCAATATCTTTTTTGCAATCTTTACATTGGTAAGCCATTCCGTCTGTACTAGCTTTTCTACTATTAAAGTTATTTAAACTTTTAAACTGCTTGCAATAAGTACAGACTTTCATAATAAATAAAAAAAAGGGGCCAACCTTTAATTGGCCAGCCCCATATTAAAAGTAATCAGGCCAGGTTACGGAAAGCACCGGCGCAAGCAACGCGCACAGCGCCAGCGCCGTATGCAAGGCGACCGACGATAACATCGCCTTGATAGATCACCTTGGTGTCAGCACCGGTGGTCTGAACGCTAGGACCGATTGCCTCCACAACGCCAGCAGCATCACGGTGGAAGATCAGACCGCAGCTGTTGGTGAAGTCGGTAGCGATACCGTAGTTGTTGTTTTCACCAGTCACAGCAGCCGCATCAATGGCGGTACCGGCAGCCGAACCATACTTGCCCAGGAAGGGGATGTTGTTCGACTTGTAGATCTTGATACCAGCGATCTCATAGAGACCTTCACCGCTGTTCAGGTTGCCCTGGCTGTTGCCGTATTCACGGTTCAGGATGTTGGTGTCCACCTGGCTGATCAGTGCATAGTACTGACGAGGAGCCAGCACAGCCACACGACCCTCTTTAGGGGCAGCGATCTCGTCCAGGCGGGCAGCGGCTTCAAAGAAACCATCCACCAGGGCTTGAGCATCATACTCCTTGTTGGCACCCAGGTTCACGCGGAAACCACCAGGCTCACCGGTCACAGCGGCAGTCAGGCCAGAGGCACGATCCAGCACACGGAAGATGCGGCGATCGTAGAACTCAGCCAGGCTTTGGCCGATCTGACGGGCGATAGGGCCACGGATGTCATACTGGGCCAGGGTCTCGTTCAGGTCATACACGAACGCAGACGCCACCAGCAGGTCGTCCATGGCGATGGTGGTCTCAGCCACCGGAGGGTTGCCGCTACCAAGGATAGCAGAACCGGGGGTGTGATAGCCAGCCGAAATACGACCGGTGTGAATGAATTGAGCTTCCTTGCCGTTACGCAGGGTGCGGTTCTGAACCAGACCCTTGGCAATGGTAGCATTACGGAAGGCCTCATAGACCTCGCCGGTGAAGAGCTTCAGAAACAGAGCCTTCGTATCGCCAGCCTTGTTAGACTGACCAAGTTGAGTAAGAGTTGCAGTCACTTGATTAAAGGAAAAAAGGGTTTACTTGATTCCTAAGTACTTAGAGTTGTATCCGGATTAAGGTATTTAGTTGTTAGATGATACGTCCGTTGTATTGGGTATCCAGCGCACCGGGCCAATACTCCAGTCATGACTGGGTTTTTAACGAGGTTATCCCATCCTCAATAGGCAGGGGGACATTGCAGTCCCCACAATCTACTTAAAGCAGATCGCCACTTGCAGCCAGTTTTTCTTCAACGTCCATGCGATACGCTGGATCATTACGATACCGAGGATCGGAGATGGCGCGTGCCAGTTCGGCCTGCGAACGGAACCCCTTGATGGAGTTCTTCACGGCCTTGCCGGAAACTTGTTTGCCTTCGAATCCCACAGCGTCACGATAGCGTTGATTAAGAGCTTGAACCGCAAAAAAGATTGCGTCCTTGTTGCCACTGTTGACCACATTGTCATAGGCAGCAACTTCAGCAGGAGTCAGGTTTTCAGCGGCCCATGCCAGGGTTTCGCTGTAAGCATCCTGACCACCCACCGACTTAACGATGTCCTGGGCCTCGGCATCAGAGAGGGGCCTAGCAGCCACAGGAGAGGCGTTCTTTTGAAGTTCGAGGTAAGCCTCCACCAATTTCTCGGAGGGCAGCTCCTTGAGTTTCCGAACGGTCTCAGGGCTCAGCTGGTTATCGTTGGAGTAGTACTCTTCCGAAGCCTTTAGAATAGTCTGGACTTCTTCCGATTCAACAGCCTCTTCATCAGATTCTTCACTCACGTCCTGGGTGTCATCACCCTCTTCTTGAGTGGTTTCGTCCTTCTGACCAAGCTTCTTCTCAAGTTCTTTGTAGGCCTTTTCAAGATCTTCAGCAGACTTGAACTTGCCAGCATAACGCAGTTCAGACTCGGCATCCTCTCGGGCCTGGTCATACTTGCGTTGTTCACGGGCGTCCTCTTCAGCCTGGAGTTTTTCTCCAACTTCAAGGAGCTGTGCTTCTCGGTTTTGACGAGCCTCGGTTACATCGAGGTCATCAGTGGAATCAAACGTAAGTTCGGGCATTGGTGTTGTGGATCAGTTGTACTCGCCGCGCACGGTGCCAAAGGTGGGTTTAGATACCTTAGGACCATGGCTACCAATCAAAGGCTTGGACGCATTGGCCCGGACCTTTGGCTTGCCAGCATACTTGTTGCGGGTGGTCAATTCAATGGATTCAGGAATTTCGTAATCAGCCGGATTCAGTTCCTCACTGGGGGGATTGAATGTTTGGGATTCCGACGTTTCCTTGTTGGGCGTTTGACGCGGCATTTCTAAGAGAATCAATAACTTCGGGGTTCTTGGAAGGATCCATCATAGGAGCCTTGGCAAGATCACCCATCTGATTAACAAGAGAACCTTGCATTGCTTGAGCCTGTGCTTTCTGCATTTCAGCAGATTGCTCTTGAGGAGTCTTCACAAGCTTCAAGGTTTCAATGCCTTGGGCAGCGGCAAGCCGCTTGATTGCTTCATCAGGATGGATGTACTTGGCCAGCATGTCAGGACCCAGCGACTGACCAACGGTTTGAAGGAACATCATCAAGGATTCACGATCCTGTCCACGTCCAATACCGTCAAGACCAGCAATCACCGTTGGGAACACAATGCCCTTGGGAAGCTTGGGCAGGTCACCAGAACGCTGAAGCAGGAACAGCTTACGCTGAAGATAGGGCCGCAGCAGCTCCGAGGTAAGGTTACCATAGATGCCACCAAGTTGCTCGTTGAGTTCCTGTTGGGTGGCTCGGATTTCTTCCGCAGTGGTCCGCTCGCTTTGACGAACAGACAGAATCAAAAAGGCCTCCGACAGACGTTGAGTCAGGGAGGTGATCATCTGATAGGCGGAAGCAAAGTCTGCCTGTTTGGCCACCTGAACGGCAGTCACGTCTTCGGCACGACCTTGGATGATAGCCCCGTTGCCAGCCTTAGCCAACACGGAGGGTTTGATGGTAGCGGAGGGGGACACCAGAAAGACTACCTTAGCGGCAGCAGCGGAGCCCTCTACCATTGCTTGCATCAAACCTTCGAGGGACTTGAGGTCACCAAGAAACTCTTCGATGCGACCACGACCATAGTCTTCACCATCTACCACATTGAAGCGGAGAGGCAACCAGGGCGTAGTAT